AAATAGTTATAAAGAATGATAACAAATAAAATGAGTACATAATTTATTTATTCAGAGAAAATATAGAAAAAGTTTAAAAGTTATAAAAATATGTAATTATGTGCTCGTTTAAAAATTGATATATGTTATATTGTTAATAACATAAAATGATTAAAACTAAAAATATATCTCCATTAAGATATCCTGGGGGAAAAACCAGAGCTTGTAAGTTATTCGATGAAGCTATATTAGAACATTTTAACATTAATAATATAGATACTATAATTTCTCCCTTTTTTGGAGGAGGTTCATTTGAGTTTTATTTACAAAACAAGTATAATATTAGATTAATTGTTAATGATAAATTTAAACCATTATATAGTTTTTGGAAACAGGTTAAAGATAATAAAAAAATATTATGTGATGAACTTAGAAAAGTCCAGTCTGTTTCTAAAGAACAATTTATTGATTATAGGAATACTATTATGAGTATAACTGACAATATACTACAACAATCTATTCAATATTTTATTATAAATAGATGTTCTTTTAATGGGTCTACATTATCGGGAGGATTTTCAAGTGAAGCAAGTAAAAAAAGATTTACGGAATCATCTATAAATAGAATTGAATCTATGGACTTTACGAATATTAATATATATAATGAAGACTTTGTAGAATTTATAAATGATAAAAAATATGAAAAGTCTATAATGTTTTTAGACCCACCATACTTTTTAGAAAAAAACTCAAAATTATATGGTAATAATGGAGATATGCACGAAGGATTTAATCATGATTTACTATTTGATATATTAAATAAAAATAAAAATTGGGTATTAGCATATAATAATTGCGAATACATAAGAAGTCTATATAAAGACTATATTATCATAGATGTTAAATGGTCTTATAGCATGAATGCTAAAAAGAAGTCTTCCGAAATTATTATTATATCTAATTGATATAGCAATATTCTAAATTATCCGGTAGTTTAAGTTTATCATCTAAACTATAATTACTTTCTTTTAATTTTTTAATATTTTTTGGCTGACATGCAACAATAACAGATAATACACAATATCCATTATTATTTTTTTTAGTATGTATTTTTGTTCTTATTCTTAATCGTTGTTCGCATTCAAATTCCGGAACTTTGAAATCGCATGTATCGTTTCCTAAATGATACAATCCTTTATCAGATATTTGAATATATTTACAGTTTTTTAATAGTATCGCTTGGACAATCAATATATATCATTATAAATATCAGTTTCATTCTTTATTTTAATCCATTCTTCATAAATACTGGTATATTTCCATTAAATAATAAATTATTCGATATTATATTTTCAAAAGTCTCTTTAGATTTATCGGGTATTTTATTTTTTGTACTGCCGACCCATTTTTTATTAACATCGTCGTATTTTAAACTACATTGCATCCAATCGGGTGCTTTGTATTTTTTTATTTCTATAGGAATATCTCCTTTACAAATCATATTACATTCTATATCATTTTTAGAACAGCATCCGCCTAATTCATTTTCTTTTTGATTATTAAAAGAGTTTCCGTTCATTTTACACATTTTAACAATTTTATAAATTTGCAATTCATATTTTTTACCCATAATTGAAGAATTTATACCTTTCTTATTATTATCATCTATCATTTGTAATTTTGTTCAACAAAATAATTACAAAATATCAATTTTTAAATCTTTATTTGTGTATATTCAACATCTTTAAAATAAAGTTCAATAAATATTATATTAATTTCAATTATCGTATTGAAAAATGTTTAACATCTTCACAATATATTTATAATTAAGAATAATTTTTATCATTTTATGTAATGACAAAAATAACCACTGTTATTGATAATGAATACATTTATAATCCAAATATTTACACGGTTCTTAAATAATACAACCTAATAATATAGTTTTATTTTATATATCTAGAACATAATAATACATTTCTAAAATAAAAAGATTATTTACACGAAATAAATCTAATATTATAACATATTAATATCCTCATTCTATATAGAATAATGAAAAAAGAATTAGAATACGCAGAGTTAAACTATGCTCCAAATGTTGGAGTTCCAGTACCTCCTAAAAACGCTGGACTATATACAGGGGAAGTACTATTTGATAAAAAACCGTGGGGTAATAATTATAAACAACCTTCTGTTTTTCCAGATGCTGTTGATTTTAGCGGACAATTTTATGCTAGTCATCATATACCATCATTTAATAGACCAGGAAATAATACTGTTGTAACGAGTATGTTTAAAAAATATACGGAAGAAGATAGCGTTTCTAATAATGAAGATAATTATAACATATTTTGTCATACTAATAGTAAAGCACTAGGATGAGGTTTTTTAATAACATCTTTATGTTTTCTTAAAAAATCGCATATATATTTGTATGTTTCATCGACTTGTTCGAATGTAACACCTCCTGTTATTAACACACTTCCGCTTTCAAATAACGCACCAGTAACTTTTTTACAATCATCAATGCTTTTTCCTGTTCCTTTTCCATAACAATTTTTTGGACACGAACATATCCCGTTTTTTTTATTATTACATTCATTCCAGAAATATTCTAATTTGACGCCTTGATAAATACCAGGCTGAAATGAACATTTATTATTATATTCATCTCCTATGAATAATTTATGTATTTCTCTTCTTTTTACTTCAAATCCTTTAGTAAATTCAGGGTCTGTATAAACCTTAAAGTCTGTATTAATCATTCTAATTTTAAAGTTTTGATATTTTAAATCCAAAACATAATCTTCTTGAACATTAATAATAATATTTTTGTCAATATTATTATATATTTCTTTGATATTATCAATAATGGTATTAACAATTATTTCAGTATCTTCAACACTTTTAATTCCAGTAAGTTGAATATTACCATTTTTGAATATTTTTACATTAGGTATATATTTCTCTCTAAATCTATAAATAACAGTTACCTGATTATCAAATCTGTTTTTTTTCATTTTATCTTTTTTACTTTTCCTTCTCTTTTTTGGATATACACCTTTTGATACATCTGTTCCATCTTTCATAAACTGTGCCCACACCAACGAATTATCTACTTCGGGTGTATCTGATACAATAATATTATCAAATAATATTCCTAAATTGATATTAATCGAACATCCTATATTAGCATTACAAGTAATTGTTGAAATTCTATATTTTGAAAAATAAATGTCTGTCATATTTTCTTATATATATAAATGTATATTCTTATATCATTTTTTATTAAAAAACGGATTTATATTTTTAGCAATTTGTGTTTTTTCCTTACAAATATCATTTTTAATATGCATATTATCTGTTATATTTTTTAAATACGATGTATTTACAATTTCATAATTATAATTTGTTAATATCATCGGTGGTAAGTTTAATAAATGCGTTTTATCATTTGTTAAATGACCGCTTCTAAACTCTTCTATTGTCATAGGTCCATTAAATATTTTTAATAAAAATCTTGAAGGAGCTGGGCGAACAGGATGAGAAACACCAAAATGCTTACTTAGCATTTGTATTAAACTATTAATTTCCCAAACCTTATAACTACCGCAATGAGATGCAAAATTATAGGCATTAGCACATTCTAATGAGCAAAAGTTCCCAAATAATATATATGTATCTGTTTTAACATTATATTTATATGGCATTCCAAATGTTCTATTATTTATTGGATGACAACACCAATAGCAATTATTATGAGTATTTATAATATTTTCATTATATTCTTTATTAGATAAAGAAGTTTCATTATTCGAAGATATGCTCGCGTCATTTATAATATTATCTTGAATGTTATTGTAAATATTTGATTCATTTAAATAAAAACAATTAGGTTCATATGGTTCTGGATTTTCTAATATTTCTGTATCAACACTTTCATTCATTTTAGATATTTGACATTCCGATATTTGCAATTGCAATATAATATCTTCATTATCAACAATCGATATATCTTTTACCATAGTATTTAATAAGTTCTTTTTCTTTACATTTAATGTTTTATCATCAATAACTTTTGCTTTTCTTGGCATATTATATTTTAACTTTTAAATATAGTAACGGCTTTATCATTTATATATCTTTATTATCAAAAAAGTCTTTGAAATAACTAATACTATTTATCAAATCTCTATTAATTTTTATATTAGGTTCTTCTGTTTTAGTTTTGAATTTTACATTATCACTTGACTTTATACATTTTTCTTTTATTTCTTTTATCTCGCGATTTAATGAATTAATTGTATCAATTAAATATTTTATAATATATCCCGCTAATAAAATTATAATTAACGTAAATAAATCCATTATACTTATTAGAAAAAGAAGATTATAAAATTACACATATTTTAAACGCGCCTGTCCATTAATAACACTTAATATATTAATTTCTTTTATAAATATGCTTACATCGTATGTTATTTTTTCTTCAGAGTTTGTTAAACTATTTATACTATTAATCATATTTGTATATGATTGTTCATTTGAATAATCATTTAATTCGAATTGAAGCGATGTTGTTATTTTTGAATTATTATAAGATCCGGAAGTATTAATTTTTTCTGGAAATAAAGCAAATGAATAACAATAAATACCTGTTCGTGGAATATTAGTATGATTATAATATGGCTGTATTTGATTATAAAAATTAGCATCATATTCTACTCTTTCTGTTTGATTAATCCATGTTATTTTTGCTTTTTTGAGAATACCCATACTTTCATTGTATGTATGTTGTGCGGTATAGTTAATATAATTATTAAAATTATTAATAATATCACTACGTCTTATAGTCCATATATATTCCTTAATATGATTGTTTGCGTTTGTTATGTTATATTTACCATCGCGACCATCACCAATTGCCTTTTTAACTGTATCTATAACATAATTTATAGTATTTGTATCCAACAACATTCTACTTCTTTCTATACTATCCAAAAAAACATATGTTAAATGTAATTTATTATTTACGTCAAATGTGGTCAATACTCCATCATATTTTATAAACTTATATATATTTATTTTATTATTAGGATTTATATTATTATATAAATAACTGCTAACGTGTGTATTTAATTTTTCTGACCATACAGTGTATAAACCTTCAATAGCATTTAAATTCGTTTCAACAACGAGTATTATTTCATTATTTGCTAGTTTTAACAATGGTAACGCAAGCGATGGATTTCTTGTAAACCAAAAATGTAATGGAACCTGAATTTCTCTTTCTTTTATACTTGGTATAGTATCCGTTAAAATTGAAGTCGCGGGATAATTAACAGTAATAATTTTATTATTAATAATTGTTACTTTTGGATTTGTAGTAACAGGATCTGTATATTCGGGAATATTTCCAATTAATTTATTATAATTCGTTCCGTCCTTATTTGTCAATTCATTCCATATATTCATCCATTCTCCGTATATCGTTTCTATCGTTTGACCCGCTATTACAAAATATGTTTTATGTATATAATTAAATCCTAAATTATTAACCCATCTAAACTTAAAGTCATTGGAAGAATATATGGCGGGGACTTTAAAACTTAAAAAAATATTACTTAATAAATCACCGTGTCTTTTTATTTCATATGTCATTGTTGCACTTCTAAATAATCCATTATTACCATTATTTATAGGAGTTATTTCGTGATTTTCCATAGAAAAGTTTGTGTGTTTTTTATAAACATATTTATAGTAATTAATACTTGCGTTTGTTAATATAAATTGTTCCATCGCATGACCTGTTATAACCAATTGCATTAATCCACCGCCCATTTTATTATAGTAATACTATAATAATATTTTATTATCATCTTATATATCTTTACTTTTAATGAATGCTGATATAGCATTAAATGTTCTATGACCATTATAATGTTCTACAAGTTCTTCATTTTTTACAAGTATTATAGATGGAAATCCGGTTATATTAAACCTTTCTATTCTATCCATTTTTTCAAGACGATTATATTTTTTTAATGTTACATTTTCCCAGTTTTCTGCTTCTAATTTTTCCCATATTTTTGATTTATTAAAATCAATACAATGTCCGCATCCATCCATGTAATAATATTCTAAAGTATATTTTTTATCACTATTGAATTTTTCTGCTATTTTTTTATAATTAAATCCCCCTAACGCAATAATTGCTATAATGATAAATATAGTCATTATCGCTAATATCTCACTCATATACTCGTTTTTTTTCATTATATACTCTAAAATATTATCAGATAATAAAATCACAATTGTGTTTAACAATTTTCCTATATTCTAATAATAAACCTTCTTTATTGCTATTTTTAGTAAATGCAAGTAAATTATAAAATATAATATCTTTATATATATCATTATTATTTACATCTTTTATAAAACTAATAAACATATTTTCTTTTATAATGAAAATACGTTTGTCAATTAAATCGTAATTAATATATTCATACTTATCTATTATAAGAACATCGTAGTCTTTTTTTTTAAAAAAATCAACATATAAATCAATATTTTCATTGCAAATTATTATTGTTCTATAAATAGAATGCGTGCTATAAATAGTTTCAATACTATGTAGAAAGTCTTGACACCTTGATATATCGCTTGTAATATTCATCGATATATTATATATATATTTTTTTTGCTTTATGTATATATCTATAATATTATTTATATAAGATTATTCATATAAAGTATAATATAAATGACTGAACAAATTGTTAAAATTAATTTTTTAGATTTTCAAGATAAATATAATAAAATATCTTGTATCCCACAGGACATTCTTTTAAAAGTATCGCAGTTAAAAGAAAAATATACTTGCTTTAGTTCTTTTTATGATCCAAAAATGATATTGGCAAAAAAAGTATATACAAAAAAAGAAAAAGACGGAGATAATAATAATAAAAAAAGATTTCATATAATTATACCTAACTTTACAAATAATTCTATCGTAAAAAGAAATCTAATCGGTCATCTTAATAAATTAACGTTAAAAAATAAAGATATTATTTATGAAAAAATAAAAAATATAGTTATTGAAAATAATAATGAAGAGTTTTTTACATTAATATGGGGGTATATTAAGATAAATGATGACATTATATATATTGATATATTATCTTTCTTTGAAAAAGACTTTTATGAAGAAATGATAGAAAAATTATGGAAAGATTATAATGATAATGAACATTGGAAACCTCCCCAATATATATATGATAATAATTTGCTATTATTAAATGACGAATATGAATTGTATTGTAATTATATAAAATGGAAGAAATGTACGCATAATATAAATAAAGCATGGACTATAGTTAAAAAAAATGAAATACCGGAATTAATAAATAGAATATATGATTATATGTATAAAATAATAAACGAAAGAACGGTTCATAAATATATTATAGACATATTTATGGAACAAATCTATAAGTTTTTAAAAATAGAAAAGTCTATAGATGTTATTAATAAAATAAAAAGTCTTGATACAACCAATTATAATTCAACAACAAAATTTATAATCTATTATATTGTAGATTTATAAATATAAATAATTTCTATATAATAGTATAGAGTAAGAATAAGTAAATATGAAAGGTTCGGAAAACAACTTGTCATTTTACAGTAGTGTGATTATTCAAATGATATTTGCAATATTATTGATTATAATTTACGCATATTTATATAAACTTGAAAATATCGGTTGTGAATGTGCCGAACACCCAAACAAAGACTTTATTAAGAATTTTACATTAGTCGCTCTATCGTATTTCTTAGTAACTTCATTTGTTTCGGTTTCTAGTATTGCTAAAAATATGGGTCCCGCTGTCGTACAACTATTAGCAATGGGTACATTCATATTTTTCCTAATATTCGTTGTATATATATATTATGCTTTTGATTATGTTAGATTTTTGACAAACGAAAAATGCAAATGTTCGGAAGATATGAGCCGAGATGTAATAGCAGTTGGAACAATGGTTTCATTATTCCTTTTCCTAACATTATTATTTACTATTATCATTGTCCCAATTTTAATAAGTACCTTATCAACATTATTAGGTAAAATAGAGTTATTCGAAGAAGAGGTTGAAAATACCGTGAGAGATCCTATGCAAACTATCCGCAAAACTCCTGGACTTATTTCAAAGTCCGTAAATGATATCGGCTCATTTGTTAATAAATCAGCTCAAAAAATAAGTAATGTACGCTCAAAGTCTAAACGATAAATATTATATATAAACTTTTTTTTATAAAAATTAATTTAAAGATTTAATGTGCGTGTATTTTTACGAGGACGTCCGCCCGAGGATTGTCTTAATATCTTAATATCCGCAGTATCTTCTAAAATTGATGTTATTTCTTCGTCGCTAACAGATAAAGTTTCTATATTGTCATCATTATCTTCAACCGAAATCTTACTATGCATGTTTCTTATTATATTATCAACATCTTGCTCTGGTCTATTTATAGAATTATTATTCATACCATAATTTGCATTCATATTATTAGAACTCGGCATCTGTCTTGGCATAATATCCGGAGACATAGAACCACCATTTAATGTTCCAAATATATTACTTACCATATTAAATAATCCCATACTATCTGAACCGCTATTGGTTTGTTTCATAGGTTGTTCTATTTTGTTATTACCCATCATATATTGTTTTGCCGCGGCATTTTGAAATTGTTTCATTAATTCAGGATCTGATTTAAGCACATTTTCAACATCAGGCATTGGTTGTTCTTTAAACATGCGACTTGTCAAATGAAACATAAATGCGCTCCCTGACAAAGAAATAAACAACCGGAGTTCGGGAGCCATTTTTTTACCAGTAGATTTATACTTACAATGCAATTCTTCAAAAATATCATCATAATCGTTTATATTTTCATTAACTTGTTCTGACCATCCATCTAATTTAATAGTAAAAGGGTCATAACGACTATTCATATATTCAGTTCCAGATATAAACGCCATAAGCATTTTTTGTTGAAATCTTACGCTACCATCTAACTCTTTCTCGCGAATTATACGATTATATTCAGACTTCATTTCGTCAAAGTCAGAGTTCATATTAAACTTGAAAGGAACCTTAAAACCTTTTGATTCTAATCTGTCTAATTGGTATATTATCTCTTTTTTTTCATTTATTTCATTTTTGATTATTTCTTTAGGGCTTAAATTTCGTTTCTTTATTATTTTACTTCCTTCACTTTCATTATATGATTTAACGCTTTCATCTTGTTCTTCGCTTTCATTGCTTTCAAAACTACCTGCGTTACTTTCATTTCCTTTACTCGTGATACTGCCTTTACTGCTTTTACTGCTTTTGCTACTATTACTGCTTTTGCTACTTGATTTGCTACTATCGGTATCATAATCTTTAGACTTTTTATTATAGTCATGTCTTGATTTATTTTTCATATATTTTTCTCTATCTCCTTTTCCGGATACAGAACTTGCCCGAGAAGATGATCTTGAAGACATTGACATAACATCCGAGCTTATTTTGCTTTTATTAAATAAAACATCATCATCTATAAAGTTATTTTGTGTTACTCTATTTTGCTTATGGGGGATATCAAAATTAAAAGAATTAGTATCAAAACTCTTTTTATTTAACTCTATTAAATCGTCATTTTTATTATTGAGATTTGATATATTGGACATATTATATATTTAATTGGCTATCAATTGTTTATATATTATAATAATTTTAATACATATATAAAAACGCATAAATATATGTTGAAAAAAATGATTTAATTATATAATACATTATACTTGTCTAATGATTCGTCTTTAATATTTGTTCTAATATATGCAACTGCCTGAAGACAAGCATCGCTCAAATCATCTTTCTTTTTATTTTCAGAAAAAATACTTGACAATACTTCATTGTCTTTAATATAATTACTACATATATCAATACTTAATTTTTTATTAATTTTATATTTATCCTTTCGAAACCCTTTCGCATTTTTAGGACTTTCTGTTATATTTTGTATTTCTGGTTTATAATCATGCGTTTTAGTTTTTAATGATGCGTTTACAAGTATTACGTTTTTAATGTCTTTATCCCAATATTTTATTAAACTAAAATAACAATAAATTATATGTTGGATTGTTTTCATAATTCCATTTAAATTAGACGGTTGATTTTCTATTAAAACATAATCTATAACCTCGATGCCTCTTAATTTTAAATCACCTATAATGTTATCCATTTCAATATATATACGCTCAGATATATCATCTATTCCTTTAATTTCTTTTTTACTCTCTGCTAATGCTATTATTCGCCAATCTATAATTGTTATAACATCCGTTTTTTTTAATATACATAATGCTAAATTTTTTACGCCAATATCAAAACTTACATAAATCATAATAAAGATATTCCTATTAAGTGCTATATCTTTATACTTTTTTTCATAATATATAAAGTATGTTTATTATATTCTTGTATATTATTACTTTTAATATGTGTTATTAGATCCTTCCAAAATGTATCATTTCTAAACTTATAATTATATTTATTTATTTTTTTATATTTTTTATATAACCATTTATGTACTTTATCTTGTACTTCACTTTTTTTACTACGGATATTATGTATTTTTTTTGACGATATTAAAGATGAGATAAAAGTTTTCAATAGTTCATTATCATGATAATCTTCTGGAATATTATCCCATAGATAATTAAATTTAATATAATTATATGTTGAACATATTAATAAGTTTTCAGTATAATCTATGAATGTATCATTGTTATCTATTATAAGAAGTTTTTTAGAAATATCATAAGTTTTTGGCATTTTCATAGACTTTAAAATTAATGGTAATATTTTAACAACGGACTTCTTATATACACCATATTTATCTATTATACAATTATTTCTTGTGAATATTGGTCTATTAAACTTGATATTATTTTGTTTTTCTATAATACTAATCTCTTTATGTGCCCACGACTTTTCAGATGCTGTATATATATATATAAAACTATTGGGATATTGTTTTTTAATTTCTAACATAAACTTATTAAAAAATGGTCTTATTAAAAGAGATTCATTATTGTAACTCTCACATAAACTTTTTTCACATAATGTTTTATTTTTTAATAGTTTTTGATTACTATTATTTCTAATTATTTCGTGTATATTATATATATCACATTGATATCTGCAATCTCCAATTATTGTACCATCTAAATCTAAAATAAATACATATGGTTCTACATTATTATTCATTAAATTATAGTTATAACTACTATATTATATTTACATTATTTAATATCTGCATATTCTAATCTTTTTTCATATTCATCTTTTACGAGACTTCTTCTTTTATCTATAAACTTTGACATACTATCATAACCAGCATATATCATACTTTCAATTTGGTCATTTGTTAATATCATTTTAACACCCATTTTATCAAGTTTAAAGTTTAATGTTTTTTGATTTGTTATAATAGTTGGCATATAATAATTATCTATTTCCGAAGTATTTATCTGTTTTAATAAAACTTGTTGTGTTCTTAAAATATCAAAAATATTAAATAATTGTTTTAAAATAAAAAAAATATTTATTTTCTTATTCCGCATAAGATCATCTTCTTGTTGTTTATTATCCGAATATAAAATCATACCTAATATATTTTCTTTAGGAACGCCTGAAAATATTTTGATTGGAAAGTTATTTGTTAATGCTCCGTCATAATAATATTCATCATCAATTTTAATAGGTTTAAATAATAATGGAACAGACATCGAAGCCTCACACGCTCTAAAAACAGAATTATCAGGTGTATTATCTATTGAAAAAATACGATTTTCACATCTATTTATATTTGTTGTAGATATATATAAGTTTATACCAAATCTTTTAGATAATTCCATGAAAGTTATATCATTGCCCATATCTGGATATTTATTTTTAATTAATATTATTAAATGATTCATAAATAGTTCTATTGAAAAAAATCCATATTCCGTTATAAAACGAATATAGTTTTTTATTGGAATGAAACATAAAGTATTATCGTCTTTCATATCATATATTATTTTTTCCATTTCTTCAATTGTTAATTTAAAAGCTATCATTAATCCTATAAAAGAACCTATGGAATTTGCTGATATATGTGTTATATTTTTATGTAAATTTTCTAAATACAAAAGTCTTAATGCTCCAATAAACATAACTCCTCTCATCCCACCACCAGATAATACCAAGTGTGTTATTTTTATATCTGACATTTTAACTTATATAAATATATAATTTATTCTTTGTTTGTTTATATATTAGAATTATATTCTTGTATATCTACTCTATAATATAGCAATGCTTCTTTGGCTGCGTTGTTCTCTGCTTCTTTTTTATTACCTCCTGTTGATGTTGAAATAATTGTCCCATTTCTATCTTTTACACAGTATGTAAATATTCGCGCATTATCTCTAGATGTAACATTTATCTCTTTAAATTGAGGAGAATCTTGTAGGTAATTATGCATATGTGATACAAGCATATCTTTGTAATTATTTTTAATCCTAATCAATTCGCAAAAGTCTATATAATTTTCTATAATATAAATCAACCAACTCTCGACTATAAAATATCCTGCTCCCGTTGTTGGTGATAGTTTAATATCATTTGGTAAGGATACAATGTCGGTTTCTGTTTGAAAGTCTAAAAATAATGCTCCTATAAATGCTTCAAATATATCTTCCATAATTTTATAATTTTTACGACCACCAGATTCTTCTACTTGTTTTGAAATTATTGAAAACTTGGGAAGTCCTATTTTATCAGATAAATATCCAAGCATTTTTCCATTAACTATTTTTGTTCTTATTTTTGATAAAAAACCTTCATTTTGATCTGGAAATCTACAATATAGATAATTAGCAACAATCATTCCCAATAAAGAATCGCCCAAATACTCTAATCTTTCATATGACATATCTTGTAAAGGCAAACAATTATTTGGACAATTTGCATTGCTTTTATTAAAGTCTGTGTTTTTCATTGTACAATATGATTTATGAACAAACGCAACGCGATATAAATTAATATTTTTGAATTTAATACCAGATAATCCATTTTCATCAAATAGTTTTGTTAAATTATCATCAGATAGCAATATATTTTTATCATTATAAGGTTGATTTTCAATATATACATCTTTTGTTTTATTGTGAATATTTTCAATGCGTTTCATATTATATATAAAAAATACTATTAACTATTCTATCATTTTTTATCTTTATACATAAAGAATTATATATAAATATTAATAGTATATTTCTTTTAAATAGAATACACTTTATTAATGAGTTCCGTCGATACACAAATTATCGAACCTACTGTACAAATTGATTCTGTTGCAATAGGATTACAAAAAGATGTAAATACTAACAATGCTATTAATCTTTCAAAATTAGATATGACTGATGATGAATATCTGTTTGTTGGTGAAAAGACATTTAATGTAGCAGACCCTTCGCAAACATTGTACAATTTAATTGTTAATAAAAGAGGAATATCAATTGATTCATCTAGAAATACAACTAATAATTTAGATAATAATACATCGTTATATACAGGAAAAAATATTGTTTGTAATGGTGCTATTATAGCTAAGTCTTTGCATTTGGATAATATTAGAATTTCATCGACAGAACCTGTAACTGCGAGCATGGTTAGTAATATAATTACTATAGCATCAACGTTAGCAAACACGCAACCATTTAAATCAGGATTTATTACATATGATATACCCGACGTTTCAAAAACTATTTTTGAAAATGTAGAAAATATATTTACTACTAAATATGTTACATTGGGTGCTATGGATAATACATATAAAAATACACATCCGTTGAATATTGTATCATATGCAAATAACA